AGGCATATACGCCTTTTTTACTTCTGTTCCATCACTAGAATCTTTTACCGTAAATGTCTGAGTAGTTGTTACCTTCCTGGAAGGATCATAAACAATTCCCGTAAATTCAAAAGACATTCTTGGTAAAGTAATCGCCGTTGATTTATTAAGATCTGGAGATTGCTCTAATCTTGCAAGAAATTTCTGTGTTGGTCCATATGCCAAAGGTACTTTTATAACACTTACGACTTCATCTGCATTATTAGTATGTTTAATTGATATGTTATTAAACAGAGTTCCAAATGAAATAACTGTTTTTCTTAATATTTCGTTATAAAAATATTCAAACATTTTTAGTACCTTATAATACTATAATAAAATCTATTTATGGCATTCCGAAAGGATTTGATTCATCAAAGTCAATTATTAAATCGGCTTCCTCTTCAATCTCAGTATTACTTGCATATCCATCTTTATTGATGTTGGTATCTACGAATCTTATTTGATAACTTGCACTTGATGCTGTTCCAACTACAGTTTCCCCCGAAATAAAACTTCCTGTTACATTTGAAACTTCTAACTCATTTTGTATTGAATCCCACTTCCTAACTCTTGCAGTTGTTCCGCTGGTAGAACCAGTTACAGTTTCATTGAATATGAAGGTTCCTATTCCAGTATTAAATGGAGAAGATATCACAATTGTAGGAGGCACACTATATCCTAAACCTGCATTTGTAATTCGTATCGCTGTTATAGATCCTGCTGCACTAACAACAGATGTTGCGGATGCAGAAACAGTGCTTACACCAGTTAAAAATACTTCATTTGTAAAATTAATTGTTGGTGGTATAGAATATCCAGAACCTGAGGAAGTGACAGTAATAATTCCAACAATTCCATTTCCAATAGTTGCTGTTGCAGATGCTCCAGATCCACCTCCACCTATAAATTTAACTCCGGGTGCAGTAGTATATCCAGATCCAGCGTTTATTATTTCTACTGACTGTACAGACCTTGCTGCAGGATTTACATTGTCATTGCAGACAACTATTCCTCCAATCATTGTTGCGGTGGCAATACCAGTGGTTCCTCCACTAGGTGCAGAGGATATTGCAACTCTAGGAGTACTAGTATATCCACCTCCCCTATTAGTTACAGTGATAAATCTTATACCGCCATTAACTATAGATGCTGTTGCTGTTGCTGTAGATCCTGCACCAATTAGAGTGAGTGTTTGAGTTCTGCCCAAGAAAATTTCTTCACCATCTGCACCTGCAATTTCTTCAAGAGTATCATCGATATCATCAACACCAGTATCAATTATCTCATCTTCATATCTAAAGAGTTCACATCTTAACTCATATACATAATTTTTTTGTAACTGATAAAATGGTTTTTCGTGTTCAACATATTTAATTTCAAAAATTCTATCCCCCAAAGGAAAATATATCAAATCTCCTTCTTTTGGTCTAGAAGAAAGCTTGATATTTGGTATACTTTTAATTAGAGGTGCAATATAATTTTCATATCTCTCTTTCGATATAATTAAAGTTATTTCATTTGTTGACTGAATTCCAAATTTGGAAAGCAATGTTGCATTTTCTGAATAACCTTCAAAATTTTCTACATATGCTTCAATTGGATATGCATTTTCAAATTTTGATTCTACAACTTCTTTAAGTACAGTTTTTTCTGTAACATACTTTCTTGGCATATAATAAACATCAATGCCATACATCCTTAACTGCTCATTAATTAAGTCTTGTACTAATCCTTGCTCTGTTTTGGAACCTTGTTGGAAAAATGGATTAAGCATATTAGTTAACCAATCATGTCTAATGGTGGAAGTTCATAAGTATTAGACATTTTTTCCATAATCATATCAATTTCTTTTTGAGCATCGTCATACATTTGTCTACCATTTAACTCAACACCACCTGGTAACTTTACACCAGAGAATTTGATTAAGTTTTGACCCCATTGCCTTTTAATAAGTGATGTTAGATATGGTTTTAAGAAAGAATCGTTCCAAACTCTACTAAAATCATTTGGATCTAACGCTCTATAGCAATCAATAATTAAATAATCTCCAGGAACTACACTACCCCAGTCAATATCCAGATATAATCTATCCTGTCTCTGATTAAATCTAATTTGTTTTTGCGTAGTAAGTAAAAAATCTAGATCTTCCAAATAAGTTTTTGTCATAGCATAGGTCAAAATTTCAGTTGACCCCCAATAGTAAATATCATTTAAAAATAATTGATATTTGACACTAAACATATTATTTGTTGTGGTATTTGTCCCATCAAAATGATATATTTTTGTAATTCCTATAATAGATGGCGGAATTTGTAAAAAATTACTATTTTCTTTATATGTAAAAGTGGTGGCAGTTCCAACGATATTTGTTGTTGCTGATGTTGTTGCTATACCCGCAGTTGGATTTGCTCCTCCGGGAGCTTGTCCTCTATCAATGTCATCTTGTGTGATCTGATATTTTAAAAATACTTGACCAACACCGTCAAAATGTCTTTCTTGAAAAAATTGAATGGCATCATCAACTAGATCATCAATTTGCTCATCAGCAACATTAATTTCTAAAACTGGAGCACCTAGTTTTCTTTTGCAATAATCTATTAACTCTTGTCTAGAAGATGGTTGTGCCATTTATTTTTTATCCTGATAAAAATATTTATGGTTGAGGTATTCCTAAATCAATTATTACCTCTTGTTGCTTCAAATACAACTTATAATAACATTTTAATAAGCTTTTAAGTTTATCTACATCATCAATTTCATCAACTTCTTTGCTAAATTTTATATACTCAAAACTTTTATTTAAGTTTAATAATTCAATGTTATTTGGATCCATTTGCTAAATTCCTCAATAAGGATTTAATTTCATCTAAGTCGCATCTTATATCATCAAGATCTTTTTCTAAATTTTGTATTTTTTTGGTATCTTCAATTTTAGAATCTCTTCTGGAAATATATTCATTATACTCTGACATGTTAGTATTAATAATTGAATTTGTTTTAGGATCTCTGATTAAATTATCATGTCCTTTTACTTTAATATAAGTCATATCATGCCAGAGAAATAACTCTCAAATTTCTCACCCTAGGTACATAAACTTGATTGGTCGATGTCATAATAAGTTTAATTCTGAAAGATCTGAATGGAGGAAGTTGATCTGCAGTAAATGTATATTCTTTATATTCAAGGTCTGATGAAATAAATCCAGTAGAGTTAGATGGCGAAACATATGTGTCAGATAATCCATTACTATCTTCAAAATTAATAATTTCACCTCTTTGATCTAAATTATTCCATCCTGGGAATGGTGTAAATATTGGATCGAAATTAGAATTTTCGCCAATAGAATAAAATGCGCGAATATCTGAATATGAATTTATATGAGCATCTAATAGAATTTTAATAGATGATGCTGCGTTTTCCAAAGTAATTTCTTTTGAAATATACTGGAATGCGGATGGATCTTCATCAATTGTATCTACTCTTGAATCTGTCGAATAATTTTCTATTATATTATTAATTCTATTGGAAGTCAATATTGCACTAATTCTTTGAGTATCTAAAACTGGAGAAAGTCTTGTATCAGTTGTACCAAGAGTCAATCTCATATTCATAGACTTATTTCCTGGCAAATTGAAAAGTTTGCTATCTTCATTTACTTTAGATGCAATAATTCTTGTACTATCAAAATAATTTGGCACATTAATAGCAATAGGTTCAAATCCATTATCCGTAAAAGGAACTTCATTTCCACTTAAACTTTGCCCAGTAATTGTTCTTACTTCAGCACTTAATGAAGTTCCTTGAACTGTTAGATTTTGAACAAGTGGGGTAATAATTTCAAACGGCATATTTTGTGTTGCTTTAATATCATATCCACCCGTCGATTTTGTCTGATTAGCATAAAGAATTGGATATCCATTATCAACTGCCCTATCAATACCATCACTAGACATGTCAAGTTTAATATTGTAAGAATCAAAAGTTATAGGATCTTCAATTGTAACATCATTTAAATCATGAGTCTTATTAATTCTTCTCAGAGAAACTCCGTTAAGTTCATACTTATACACTGGTGTTCCTAATGGATAAGTTTTTGGTGAAGACCCTCTAACAATATTTCCACCAATCAAACCTGAAGTAACTTCAGTATATTCAATAATCTCACTACCAATTAATAAATATCCAGGATTTGTTGTTCCAACTCCAACATTTTCAAAAGTAGAAAATGCACTTGAGTTATCAACTGATATTGATCCTGTAGAATCTGCGACCAATTGAGCACTTAATTTTGTCGGTTTGACATCAGATTGTGCATTGTAAATGGTAACTAAATTATCATTAAAATACATTCCATGATTCTTATGATCTACTTTAATATGAAGTCCATCATTTTCTTCAATAATTTCGTCTACTAATACACCAGTGCCATTTAGGTAAGTAGTAATACCCAAATTATTCACAAATTTAATAGTACTTGCCGATCCAACAACAAAATCTCCTTGAACATTATCTATAATAATTTGGTTAATATTTGAAATTGATGATAATGAGAATCTAGCGTCTCTTCCAACATTTATTGCCCCAATACTAGTAATTCCAAGAACATCGCCAACTTTATATCCACTACCACCCGATGTAATAGTTGCCGCTATTGCTATTCCATTATTAATAGTAATATTTGCAATTGCATCTCTACCATTACCAGTAATTGCCTGGAGGGGAACACTAACAAATGTAGCGATTCCTGAAGAAGGAGTGTATCCAATACCAGCATTGATAATATTTAAGGCACCGGTTGCAATTCCAGCATTGCCAATATAATTACCGGAAACATTTGTACCTTCCTGTAAAATTGTATTTCCAATAGTTAAATCTGGATCATTGATTGTAGATGCTAAACTTACCCTAACTCTCTTGGAATTAAAGTTGAGAGAATTTGGCATCAATTTGGCAATTTGATTATTACCTTCAGTTAATTCTGGATTATAAATTTCAACTGTTCCAGATTCGATAAAGTCTGCACGATATAATACAAACTTAAGATCTTCCCACTGACTTGGTTCCCAAGTGGAAGCATTTTGTGACTTAAATAAGGATCCAAGATAAGGTTGATTAGAGATAAATGTTTGAGTTAGTAAATCATTTTCACCAACTCTAGAAATATAAACACTATATTTTGTTGAATATGAAAGAATGCATACACAATATTCTTTTCCACCTTCAAGATAAATTGGAGAATTAAATACAATTGGAGTTGCAATTGAGGAATCATCAGACACTTGAATTTCTTCAGGATCTAATACGACCTCGGAGAATGGTAAGACAAATTCTGATGGCAATCCATTTTGCATGGATCTTATTTGAACAATTACCGGAGTATCTGCATCATCTTTGGTTCTAAAAAATAAATCACATCTTGTCAAGAAAATACCAGTATCCTCATCAATTGTAAATGATTGCGCTAATGGATCTCTTGTGCAAGATGAAACTGTTGCTCTCGCAGCGGAACCAAATGAAACTCCTTGACTCGAAGCTGCAGCGGAAATAGCACTGATAGAGTAACCTGCTGCCTGAGCTCTAGCAACACCAGCAGCACCTATTACATTTCTAGCAGGATCTCCTGCTGAACCAATAAATGAACGAATGTCTAATGAACTTCTGAAACCACCTCCACCACCAGATGAGTATGAAGGATAATTTGTAACACTAGAAGATGAAGTAGACAAAACTTTACTTCCAACTACCTGAGCACCAGTTGTTCTTGAAATTGCTTTTTGTTCTGTCTGGATTCTATTTTCAATTCTAGCATTTCTGACTGAAATTATGTTTCCTTGAACTGTTTCTAAAGTTCCACTGGAGAAAAATCTTTCATCTGCAGAAGTTGATGCTAAAGTTTGATCATTAAAATTATTATTGATAAATGTTAATGTTTTAGTACCGGTTTCAAATCTTGGATGAATATCGCTATTTGGATTTGGAATGAATAAACTTCCAATCAAAGTTGCGGATAAGTCAGACACCAATCTTATGTTAGTAATGGTAGCTTGAGCACCACTATTTTCTCCAACTAAAACCATTCCGCTTTCAACCCAACCACTAAACAAACCTTGTGGTTCATTTGAAAGTGAAAATGTATCAATGTTTAATATTGTTGATGTTGATGAATATGTTGCCGATAATACTTGGTTTGTGTATGGATTTTCTGGGAATACTTTTGTTGGTAAGTTGTATGGACCCTCTTTGTGATTTGATTGCGCTACTCTAAAAGTAATTTTTGGAGATTCATTGGATAAATCGGGACTTAATCCGGTCAGATTAACTACTCCCGTTACAGTTTCTCCAACCTCAAATACCCCAGAAACCATTTCAATTTCTAGTAATTTTGGAACACAATATTTTGTAACATCAACTCCACCAAAAAATGCATATAATTGTGTTAATGGTTTTATTTGTTTTAATGTGAATTGAAGATTTCTAGATCTCATATAAGCAATGAGATCTCTACTTACAACTCTATCGCCAAGCGAATTTTGTTCAAATTGCTCAGTTACTACAGTTCTCAATCCAGTTCTAGTAGATATTCCAGTATCTCTTACTTCTAATAAATTATCTTGAATTACTCTTGTAGTTGTAGTAGTTGTATATCCACTTGTAGAAGATGATGTTTCTGTTCTTTGTCTACTAGATGTTATTCGTTCTTGTCCTGTCCAAGCATCAACCCAAGAATTCCATACAGTGGGAGCAAATCCTGTTTGTGGATCTACATTTAAAGTTCTAGCAGCATCAGATAGTGACTGGGCATAATTTCCCTCAACGCTAATAACTCTAGATTGTAAGCGAACTGTATCTACCCAAGTATCTGATGCCGGTGTTATTTCAAGAGTTCCTTTCCAATAATTTACTAAAAATGGAGTAACACTTTCAGATCTTGTTCCAAATGGTTGCTTTAACCACTCTACAACTGCATAATCAAGAGTAACGATATCACCTGTTTTCCTAACATTAGTTCCCTCAATTGCAGAGAATGCTAAATCATCATTTGGATTAGTATTTTCTACTGGACCAAAAATTAAGTCAACTGAATTTGTATAATGTTTTGGTCTTAATTCTTTATTTTTAATATCAATACTGTTTTTTATTTCAATATCATTTTCTTGAGAAAGTGTTGATGTAAAATTATCAACGAAAAATCCAGATTTAAATCTATTTAATCCACTGGAATCGGGAACAAAAAGATTTGCAGTATTTGTTTCAAGAAGAGACAATGATGTATAATATTCTAAATTCCTAATTCTATTTTCAAGATTACGAATGTCGGACATTCTGTATCTTTTGTGCTCTAAGAATTCAATAGAAGCATCATAAACTGAATAAAGATATGGAGGAAGATTTACTGAGAATAATTCTAAAGAATCATCAGAAGACGATGGTTTTTCTGGATTTTCTGAAGGAGTTCCGTATTTAACTTGGAATTTTCCATCTTTTGCCACATAAACTCTATCAATTCTTCCTAAGTAAAAGGAGAAATCTGCTAGAATAGATTCATCCGATGCAAGAATATTCTTTGCAGAATTTCCAGAGGCATTAAAAACTCTTCCATAAAATTCAAAAGGAGATCTTGAATTTTCTGAAACAGTATATGAAGAAACCCTAGGTCTAATATCAATAATATCAGAAGTTCTAATACCATTAATGGTCTTTATTTCCTTTGTATAATTGAAAGTATTATATGATTCTACAGTTGTAATATCTCCATCATCTGAAGAATCATAAAAACTATTGGAAAAATATACTCTTATTTTTTTATTTGGTTCATTTGCATTTGATTTTCTGGATATAAATCCATAATCATAAAAATTTGAATTTTGACCAATAGAAAATGTATAATTAAATGATATATCAAAACTTGGCGCATTTAAAGAAGTAATAACTGCTTGAATATTAGACTCCCTAAAAAATACAGTTTCTCCTTCTTTAAAATTATTTTGATTTTTATAGATGAAAGATATCTGAGAACTAGATAATTTTTCAGCAACAATGCCAATAGTAGTTCCATTTGCTCCTAAAATTTCTTCACCAATTATTAAATCCGAGGTAGTTCCTGTTGTGCCATTAATAGAGGAAAGAACCATTAATGGAGATGATGGATTTGATGTATCTGAAGATTCAAAAATTCCATGAATTTCAATAATATCAGGAATATTTAATGAAATATTTTTATCTTGAACTCTTGTTCCATACGCATAATTACCATAAGTTAAACCGTCATTCAAAGTAGTTCCACCAATTCCAGAACCAACATACTTTGATTTATCTATTAAAATACTATTAACTCTATTTTTTCTTTTTACTTTTGCTTTTGGATTTATTTTTCTTAAAGTAGTTGTGAGTGTTGCACCAGTATCATCGGACCCTAGATTATAAATTTGAAGTTGGCTTCCTCCATCAATGAAAGCAAATTTATCTGAAGTTAAAACTTCTGTCGATCCATCCGATCTAATTAAAGAATACCTTTCTTCATCGAAGGGTAAGAAAGTCTCATTAGTATCTGCACTTACTACTGTAGATAACTGATTTGATGAAATATTGACAGTAAAGGATTTTCTAATTGTTAAATTCGCATTAGTCAAATCCAAACTGGAAATATTATTTTTTGGTAACTTAGTGTATAATGTATTATCTGTTGAAGGTGATAAGTTAGTTGTTAATATTTTAAGATCAGTAACTTCTAGTGTTGTAGGTGGTAATTTTCCTTCAGAAATTCCACTAACTGTAGAAATACCGGAAATAGTTACATCAGTTGAACCTACACTTACAACTTTGGCGTATACGGGAATAGATAGTGAAGTATCGCTATAAGAAATAATATTTCCTTCCCTTATTAATTTTCCTGGGAATGATGTATTTGGAGTTGTAACAGTGCTAATACCAGAAGATTCTGAAGAAATTCTTGCAATTCCTATTTCTAGTTTTGTCGATTGCACAACATCTGCAGAAAATGTTGATGCAGAACCAACTAAACCATATACTGATTTAATATCTGAAGTTCCATATGAAGTGACTGCAATTGAAACATGTCCTGATTCAATTCCATCAAATATAAATGATTCATTTTTTAAAAAGCTTCCTTTTGTGTCATATAAAGTTATTAAATTACTACTAGAAACTTCATCCTTAATAAATCCGCTCGCTCCACTATTTTTTCCTTGAACAAATGTGGGAACTGATAACGAAATCGGCTCATTTAGAGTAATCTCAGTGATAGTCTGTATATCATATAAAGAAATATTCCACTCATTTATATTTTGATTTGAGAGACTATAAGATCCAGATTCCAATCTAAAATCATAAACTCTTGCAACGCCAATTTCTTTTCCGGGTGCAATAGTAGTTGAAGTTCCTACTCTATCGCTCCTTAAACTTAAAATATAAGTATTTCCAATTCCAGTTACTGGTGATCCATAAACATTATTTAATGTTAGTGTTGGTCCAGTGTTATAATTAATTGATTGATTTTCTAAAGTCTTTGTTGTTCTTGGTTTTGGTACATCTAAAAATTCTGTGCTTATAGTTTCTACCTCATATCCCCTAACAATTGCTTTTCCTGGAGATATTTGATATGCGACTAAATCATCTGATGGAGTTAATCCACTATAAGTAAATTGCCCCGCATTAAAAATACCTTGGTTTCCTAAATTATCGTTTAAGGATTCTTTTATTGTGATATCAAAAGGATTTATAACATAATCTCCAGACTCATCATAAGTTCTTCTTGCCAATTCATCAGCAATTAAGTTATATTCAGTAGTAGTAACTTGAGATCTTAAAATACCATCGTTAATTGTTGCTAATTCAACAAAGTTATTATCGTCAAAATCAGTTAAACTCTTTTTAAATAGTGATACCGTTACTTTTAATCTATCTGCACCTGGAGCGGCATAATTATTAAATCCTTGAGAATTATCATTTAAAGACTCATCTAAATCGGAGTTGACAATCTCTTCACTTACAAATAGACCAACCCTGTAATTTGGCGTATTGCTATACTGATCCAGAATTAAGGTTTCAGTATTTACATTTACAAATTGCCCACGAATAAAATAAATACCCTCAGAAATAGTAAATGAAGATCCTACAGCAGACGATTCATTGGCAATTGTAATAGCAAATGGTTGCCCTGCAGAAATAGATGTATTTCCTAAAAGTCCTGAAGTAATTACTATATTTGAAACTAATGACTCTCCATCAAAAAACTGTTCAGATACATTATTTCTTGTATTAGAATTTAAATAATTTACATAAAGAGTAAGATTTCCTCTTTCTGAATCTTCGGGAAGAAGAACTTTATCAACTATGGCACTTACTCCAGAATTTTGCCCAGTTATTTTACTTCCAACTAGTTGTTCTGCATATGCTGCAACAGGAACCCCTTGATATGTATTTTGAAGCTGGATGCAATAGTATAATTGACTATATGAAGTATTTCCTGGTATTACTTTTGCACCTTCTTTAAAAAAGTGTTGACCAAATTTTTCAATTTGATTTTGGAGAATTGATTGAAGAGTAGTTAACTCTCTTGCTTGAACTGGGTATCCAGGTTTAAATAAGACTCTGTAATAGTCATTATTTGCATCAAAATCGTCAAAATATGGTGCTACATTGAGGTTAGTTTGCTGTGGCATAATTCTTTAGAATTGCAAAATGACTTTAATATCTTCTTTTTGATTAGATGACCTTGTTATTGATGGTCTGTTATCCACATAAATGATATTTCCTGAATATTTTTTTACTTCAGGATTTGCAAGACCATTTGTAAAAGATTGACCAAGGTAGTATGTCCTATTATTTATCACTGTAGAGATACCTGTAAATCCATCATCAATAGTTAAAAGTGATGATCCACCATTAATAGTAAGACTGCCACCAGTAGCAGGAGTACTGGTAAATTTAACCTGGTCAAACCCATATGTTGGATTTGTAATTGCAGTACCAACTGTTGAAAATCCTGACATTGATCTATCTTGCCAGTATTTCAAGACCCCTGTAATTTGATCATAGCTAATGACTCTTCCAACTGCAGTAGTTCCAGTAGAAACTGTTTGAGTGATGAAAGAATCTGCCGTATAAACTGTAGAATCTACATTAATACCTGTTAGTTTAATTGCATAAACTGCACTTGCTTTATCTAAAGTTAACAATTCAGTTGATCCAAAAGATTTTGGATTTTCTACGATTCCAACTCTTGCAATTTGATTTCCTGTAATAAAATCTGGATTTTGTATATCATTTTCAATTCTAGAATACATTAAAACACTAAATGCACCCAATTCTCTGTAAATGTCTGCACCGTGTCCTCCCTTTGGTGGAATAATAACATCAAAAGTTGGTCTGGTCGTACCTACAGGAACATTTCCAGCAACCAAGTCAACATTACCATAAGTATATCCAGAACCCTGATTAGATACTGTTATTGATTCTACTTTTTGATCATTATTAACAACAATAGTACATTCTGCACCTGTACCGTCTCCACGAATAGGAACTCTTGTATAAGTTCTATTCGCAGGACCTACACTGACACCTCTATTTGTAATTGTTACAACTTTAATTGACCCATCAACTGCATTATCTCTTACTTCTGCATTGTCTACACTTGTTTCCCAATTAGCAGGAACTGGCATAAAATCAGTGGATTCAAACTTAATAATATCTGTGGGCTTGATAGTATAAAGATACTTCCAAATATACCCATCATTACTTGTACCTGCAGTCCTTGGCTCTAAATCAGTAAATGTTGGTTCATCTAATGAAGGTCTGCCGTTGGGATTGTCTGGATCAGTTCCATTTTGGAGACAAATATAAACCCTATAATCACTATTAATAATATAATAATTTGACGAATATAAACTAATCGGTCTATCGGGAGTTGATATGCTGTAATCATGACGATACATGTCATATTTCGTGCCAGATGACCAAAATCTTTTTACCACAACCTGCCTAACATCACTTGCATTGATTTTTTTCAATGCAATCATAGTATCCCAGTAATTATTTTCCTCGTCAAAATTATCTTTTGGTGCTGGCGGATTGGTGTCCCAGTCAGATTGAATATCATTTGGATTAGGTAAACCCACAAAAGAATAATATGAATTATCTGAAGACCCTACTCCAGCAACAAAGTTTTTTGCATTTAATATTCTAATTTGATCAGTTATAATTGCTGCCATTTTATGAGTTTTTTATCTATTTATGAGATATAATTGGAGAACCTAAGAGGATTAGTCCTCTTTAAGATAGTACTAGTAGTTATACCACTAATTCCATTTAGTGTATATGAATTGTGGTCTATATTTTTTGACCTACTAGTTAATGAAACTCTTCCCCAACTATATTCTCCAAAGAAACTGCTAGTGGAAATACCAGCAAATCCATTATAATTTTCAATACTTACAACTACTTTTGTGACATAAGCAGTTCCAACACCAATAACTGAAGTTTGAGCAATTGATACTGAAGATACTTGATAAACATTATCAATGAATGTTGTTCCTACTCCAATAGCAGATCCACTTAAATCTAGAGAAGTTGTTACATTTCCAATATTTGAATTGTAAATTGTAAAATAGTATCCTGTTTGTATTCCACTTACAGTGGTCACTCCAGTAATAGAACTATCCTTTAAGAAAGAATTATTTGGTATGTAAAGATCAAATACCAATGCAGTTGAGGCGACGCCAACTGATGTAGTAGATACTCCAACAACAATTCCAGAATCCCCTTCATAGTCACTGACATCATCCACTTCTGTTTCAAATGAAGGAGGTTCAATAAGTACAATCGGTGGGTTAGTAAATGTATACCCAGTGCCAGGATTGCTGATATTAATAGTAGTTACAATTCCAGAAGAAATGGAAGCAGTTGCAGTTGCATTTACTGGTAATGTTGAACCAATCCCAACAGAATTCTGAATAATAACCGAGGGAGTAATCCCATATCCAACTCCACCATCAGTAATTTGAATTGAGGTAATTGTACCTGCTGTAGAAACTATAGCAGTTGCAGAAGCACCAACTTTAGTTTCTTGTGGAATAAATGTAACCTTATTTTGGAATGTCAATAAAGTACTACTTTCATTAGTTTGATTAAAGAATGGTCTGATACTATCAACAAAGACGATAGTAGATCCAACCCCAACTGGTTGAATTAAGTATGAAGTTGGGTTAATCACTGCTTCGTAAAGAATTCTGTCCTTACTAACTTTTTGCTCATTAATAATCTTATCTTCAGTTTGTCTACACCATTTTACTGGTCTTTCTAGATTCTCATCCTCAATATTTCCTGGACCAAAATAAGGATTGGTGTTAACAATATCTGTGGAATTGATGCTTGTAACGGTTCTTGCTTCTTCTTGTAAAGTTGGCGACTGTCCACGAGAAGGATCATAACCAATTGTAAGTTCATCACCAATCTTAACAGTTTCTAGGATATCAACATCAACAACATCAATAGATCCACTTCCTCTGTAGAATAAGATCTTTGAAGTATCTCCACTCTTAGGTGGTTCAGTAAATCTTATGATACTTCCTCCCGGGAAAATATAACCTTCACCGGGTTCTTGTAGGATGTTGTTAATAAAAACAAGAAGAGTGTCCTGAACATTGATATTTGATCCCTTAGAAGAACGAATAGAAATTAAGTTATCTGCTATTGTTAGTGGGAAAGAAGCAGTTCTGCCATTAAATCTATCGTCAAGTTTATCTAAAACCTGAAGTTCTCCAATCGACCATCCAGAGAACTTATCATTAAATATTTTTTGAATTGAAATCTGGAATTCATTAAATGAAACACCTGTAGTTGGAATTCCGGCAACTCCACCAGTTGGAATTGTAAGAATCTCATCATTACCATATCCATACCCAGTATTTGTAATTTCAAAATCAATAACACTTGATCCTTGACCGACAACAATATCTACTTTTGCCTGGGCACCATTGCCAGAAGACCCTGAGCTATAAATGAGTGGAATATTTGAATAAGAAAGCGGGTCATCAAACACAACATATGGTGGATTGGATGATGTATATCCAGTTCCTGGATTTGTAATAGCAACACTAACTACATGACCCCCACTTACAGATGCGGTTCCAATAAATTCAATACTTGGAGTTCCTGTAGTAGATGTACCAACACCAACATTAACAACTTGAACACCTTCACGATATCCAGAACCACTATTTCCAATACTAATAGCAGAGATAGTACCTGCTATTGAAACAATAGCAGTTCCTCCAGCAGAAACTAGTGGTTGATATCCAAAACCTTCAGTGGATCCAACAGAAACAATAATTCCACCACGAGGAATACTCGCATTATTTACATCATAAGATACTGATGTTGCAGTTCCAGTAAATCTAACTGTTGTTACTCCTACCGATTCTTCTAATATGTAATCATAAGTTAATCCGGGACCTTGGAATATGTTATTAATCAGAATAATAGAATTTTCATCTTCAATTCCAGAAATATCGGATCCATTAGATTTTAAGGTAAATTCTTTAGTGACTCCATTAAATTTGGAAGAAATATCATTGAATATATAATTTTTAGAATATGTTTCTTCTGTCGAATTAATAATACCGGATCTAATAAAACTTCTTCCTTGGAATTTTGATCTTGTTGATATATTATCCCAATCTCTTTCATCTGGTGGATTTGTTGATGAACTTACTGGAATATTGCCATAAGGCGCATCAATAAAATTAAGAACATTGTCTATGATATTATAATCTCCACTGACTTTAGTAACTAAAGATCCAGTAGAATATCCTGCAATTGCTGTGCCTAACCAAGGTCTACGAACTCTGATTCCATTAGTACTTCCGATACCAATACCCTCGACTCTCATTATTTCATCTTCAATACGAATTAAATCTCCCCCAAAGAAAGAACTAATACCGGTAAAATATAAAATATCATCGGTTGTAAATGCATTGATTGCAAGTGTTGTTGTAATTGCAGTGGAAACAATTGGTGATTGGATTAGGTTATCGATTGCAACTATTACTTTTGCATTTTGATTGGTCGATGTAATTCTATGGGTAGTTCCAATACCAACACTAGTGATATCTAAAGTCTTTGGTACAATATTAAGAGCATCTTCAGCACTTCTTGCAAATTTAACAGTATTTCCACTATCCTTGACAATGTACACTTCACTTGGAAGTTTATCAGTTATTCCAATACCAGCAAAACTTGTTGTTGCAATTCCAATAGAATTTTCAGATCCAAAAGTACCTGTATTATACTTAACCAATTCTCCACTAACGAAGAAATGATTTGGTAAAGTGATAAAATCGCCATTAATATTAACAATAGAAGAATTATCACCTTCAAAATATCTTTCAAAAATAGGATCATTCTGGTGGGTTAAATTAAATGCTCTCTTAAGATCCCTATCTGTTCCCTCATAAGTTCCATAATCAGTTTGAATTTCGGAATTCAAGAAACTAATAATATCTTTGTCATCATCTTGGTATCTTAGACCATTGGAATAAACTTTTACATTTACATCAATGTTTGGTAACGGTGTAAATGTGATTTCATTTACTCCTGGAGATTTTTGTATTCCTATGGTCCCTAGACCAGAAAGAGTACTAAGAACTCCATATTCTGTAATATATCCTTCGGTTTCCCCATCAACTAAAGCAATTTCCGATATCTCGTGAATATTATTTGTGAGATCGGATACTTGAACCACTGCATATCCAACATCGCACACATCGGGGCTATCACAAACAACAGTTGCTGATGGAGTTGCTGATGCAGAAATATTGGTAGACCTTCCTTCAAGTCTCGCGTGTTTCATTTCATAAGTACCAACTCCCACCACAGCATCTGAACCAAACAGAATTTGAATAGTGTTGACAGTTGCAGCAATCCCAACATTTGGAATAAAGTCTATATTAACTTGAGATCCTGAAATATAAGGATAATATGTACCCAATCCAATTCCAGAGAAAGTATCAAGAGAATGATTTGTGAGTTGGCCGTATTCAAGAAGTTCTACATTTATTCCATCGTGAATCATAGTGAGTTCATCAAATTCATATCTTCCACTATCACCAGAAATAGAAACTAGTACTTTTGCTGCTCTATAAGTTGTTGCGATTCCTACGATTGTAGTGGATCCTGAAGATACAGAAACACTACTAGACTGGATATCTACAACACCGCCGAAAGAAGTGCTTCCAATTCCAAGAAGATTATCATTTATATTGTATGAAAGTGTTGTTACATCAAAATCATTTATACTAAATTTAGTTGGATAAAATTGAAGAACCCCCTCGGTTCCATCAATAGAAAGATCAAAAGAACCCATATCATAAACATTTTCTACTCTTCCATATTGATTTAAATAAGTATTACCGATATCATCAATTAAAGTTGTGACGATTAAGACTTGCCTCTCTCCAGTAAATCTTTTGTCTCTTATATAAGTAATATATTTTTGGGATCGTACCTCAGATAAATTAAATCTGTGAACTTCAGAAAAGCGAGTTGGTCTAGGATTACTATTAAACTGAGAACTAATATCATCAATAGAAAGAACTCTATTTCCAATAGATTCCGCATAGTCAGTTAAAATCCTATTAGAAAAAATTATCTCATCAGAAAATACTCTTCCACCAACACTAAGGGAATTTTCTCTTACTAAATCAAAATCATATACGCAATTAAGATTTACAACTCCTACTATGTCATTTATAACATCTACATCTGATGATGATACTGGAATAAGAGATCTTTCAGATTCTTCACTTAAACTAGATTCTAATTGATAATCGGAAAATTTCCTAAATCCTGATGTGTGATTTAATGTGCTCACTACATCATTCCAAGTATCAAAATCAACTTTAGACTTTAGTGAATATGAGAAATTTTGATAATACAAACTATCTTGAATTCTTTGGATATTGTCGTTCAAAACTCCAGCGTTAGATTGCCATCCATTTTCAAATTTTGATGATGAAGATAAATTGAAGAAAGCACTGAAAGAATCAATACTTGAGGCAATTCCCTGAGTCCTTGATGATAATCCCTTAATAATTTCTCCAACTCTAAAATTATTTTTAGAAACAGCATTTAAAATATTTGATTTTGTATCCCAATCTTCAACTCTACCAAGAACAGAATTTGATATTACCTCTTCACCAATCAAGAAATCATTTTTTCTTAGTATTATATTAAAAGTGGGGAAATATTTTTCAGGGATAATTCTTCCAGATGAATTTAATGAATCAAAGATTCCTGGGATTTCTGATCCAGTAAGAAAACCATCTAAACTATAAGTTACTGATCCCAATCCGCCAAGATTCTCATTAACTGAAGTTACTGTAAACAATCGATAATCATAATTCTCAGAATTAAATCCTTTATTGTCAGTCGATAAAACATTGATATTCTCAATTAAAACTTTATCATTCACTGCAAATGGGAATGAATTTGCAGTGCTAAACCCAACAGATAAATCTACTACTACTTCTTTCGTTGATGATTCATATCTAATTGAAGAAATTCCAACTCCATTTGAATTTTGTATTGGTAAAATAGTTGGTGTTACATTATTAAGAGCAAATGAATTTTCTAAAATATCAATTTTGTTATTACCTAAAGTAAATTTAAGATCAACCTCTTCTGCTATCTTTCCAGTTTTTCCATCAAATACTAAAAGTTTTGGAGCAGAAGTGTACCCTCTACCAAAAGAAATAGCATCAATAGATTCTAAAGATGATAGTGGATCAACTTTTATAACTTGAGGAATTGCTATACTGGGTCTAATGGTAAAATCTGAAGGAAAATTAAATCCAATGTCCCTAATTCTTGTTGTTTTTATTTTTCCAATAGATTTACTTGTTGGTTCTAAAACAGACTCAGATCCACCAATAGATATGACAGAGGTAATATTAGGTAATGAATAATAATTTTTTCCACTGTTAAGTATTCTTATTTTAGATATTGGTCCAGTAGTATTATTTGAAATAGTTTCATATTTTATATTTGATTCATTTGAGCTATAAAAATCTTTTTCTGGAATTGTTGGAAGTGTATATGAAAATGAGGTGGTAGAACCAACAGTTACATAATACTCGCCATTATAGATACTAGATTTTACTTTAATGAGATTATTTGAAATAACTTCAGAATCGACATTTATTAGTCTTTTATCTTCTGGTAAAGTTCCGTTGTATATTGGAATTAAGTTATAATATAAGTCTTCTGGAGTTTCCCCATTTACAGTTAAAATAACCTTTGCATCACTTGTAATACCAACAGTTCCAAATCTCTGAACCTCAAATACAGAACTATCCGAATTACTATCATAAAGTTCAGTTAAGTTTAGATCTTTAAAAAATCTAAGATCAAAGGCAGGATAAGGAGTTGATTGTTGAATATATGATAGTGATGAATCTGATAAATCAAATACTACAGAGGAATCTTTGTATACAGTAATATTTGGATTGATTGGTGATAGAGTGCCATCAGATGCACTAGTAATCCCTACTACTGCTGGTCTTGGACTAGTTGCTTCAAAATAACTATTAGTCAATCTAATATTATTATTATCAACGATAAAGACATAATATTCTTTATTATCTTCTAAACCTGATGAAGGAGATGCTGCGGTGTGTATTACTTTTTGTCCTTGAGCAAAATTGTGATTATTGATTGTGATTGTATTTGTTTCAGTACTAATTCCCGCAGAATTAAAGTCTCTTGGATTTAATAAAAGTTTCCTATTGTAGTCATTATATTTTACTATAAATGTAGTTGCGATAGAAGGATTTACATCAACATATATAATATCATCATTTAAAAGTCCATGAGTCTGTGCAGTAGATACTGTTACAATATTTTTAGAAACATTTCCTACAAGTGTGTTGTATCTTGTTTTGAAACTATGATAATCTCCTGCACCATAATCGGTGAAATACAATAATCCAAACGTATTAGTATCACTTGTTAATCCAACAAAAGTACCTTGAGTACCAAGACCAACTCTAAAAGTAGATATTCCAATTAAATCATCGCTTAGTTTTGCAACATAAACTATTGATTGATCCCCAATTGATACTGAAGTTGATATTCCATTTGTAGAAACTCCTATTGGAGATCCTCCATTACTGGAGTAGATTAATTGATCTCCAGTTAAGAGATGGTGATTTGGAATATAAATCGATTGGGTTGGAACAAATATTTGTGTAATACCAACACCAGGATTTGAAAAATTAATTGTAAATCCTATTCCTACTCCAGAAGATGTTCCAATTCCAAGAGAATCTATAGGATTGAAATAAATTTCTCGATTTATCTTATAATCATATTGAGTCCTAAGTCCAGTGTTAATTGTTAATTTTCTAGGGATTTCGTATAAAACACTAGTGACACTGTGGGATGATCCTACAGTGTCATTAACTCCTCTCAAAACTCTAATTCTGGAAGATTTTGTGTCAATATTAAGAACTTTAACTTGTTCCGTTCCAATACCTAAAATATCATTCTCCAAGATATCTGGATAATTTAGGTTTCCTGCAACAGAAAAATAGGTTGCAATTCCCGTTGAAGAAGTATTCCCAACTCCAGAAGTTAGTGAAATTGTGTTAGTTTTTATACCAACTGTATATGATCCTTCAAGTAAAGATGATGTAGTATTAAATCCAGAAATGCTAACAGTATCAAAATTGATAAAATTATGTGGGTTTTCTAAAAATGCTATAAATGTTCCTCGATTATTCAGTGGGTAAAATTCGCCACCAAAAATAGTTGTCGAAGCAACACTAATTGCATTTACAGTTCTTCCCAAAACTCTTTCAACTTCTGCTGATGCATTATATCCGTCTGTCCCTACATTATCAAATACTAATTCATCTCCAACTTTGTATCCAGATCCACCAGAAATTATTTCTATATTTTCAATGGAACCAGGCGAAGCAAATTTAACCTCAAGTTGTTGATCTAATCTATTTGGTAATTCAAGATACTTATAAGAAACGCCATCTTCAATTAGATTATATGGGGTCGTATTTCTTGCCCATTTGGAGACATTTAAGTCAATACTATCTTGATTAGAAGATCTTCTAAAATTAAATTGATTTGGTCTAGATTTAAAAGTATTTCCGATAAGGAATGGAAATACTGGCCTCTTATATCCAGAAAAAGCACCAGAAGAATCTGCTACTCCATTATTAATAGTAGCAAAATAAGCATAAGTTCCATTTGGATACTCGGGTGTTAAACAGTATCTTCCATTATTTTCGTCAAGAACAGTTTCATCCGAAACCTTAAAATGAGTGTAATCCTCAACAAAAAATCCTTCTGGGAAACTAGCTAAAGAGGGTCTATTGGGTTTTAGATCTATTCTATATCCAGACTTCATTTGAGCAACAGTTCCCCCCTGTTTTGTCAAATATCCATATGGACCATAAATTGGATTTCCATCATATGCCCATCCAATAATTGGTGAGTGGTCTGTAGAATTAATTTCCTTATTAGATATTTTTCTTAGATCAGTCCTACCATAAAGTGTATTTCCGTCCTGATCATTTGCATAAAGAACTTCTCTTAATTTCCTAGGAGCATATAAATGGGAGAATTGAAGTTCATAATCAACATTTAGTCCTTCTGTTAATATGCCATCATCTCCTGTAATTAAGGGTAAAGTTTTTTGGAATAAATTAACATTCCAAGTCTTAATCTTGGCAGAAAGTTCGGATAAAGATCCAGAAGCAGTAACTATTACAGAAGTTGTATTTGAGGAATATCCAATTCCAGACTCAATAACTTTTACTTCAACCAATCTTCCATTTTCTACAATTGGCGTAAGGACAGCACCATTTCCTTCACCAATAATATTTAAATCGGGCGAAGAATTATATCCACTTCCAGAGGAATTAATTAAAATTTCGACTATTCTTCCATTTAATATAATTGGAGTTACTTGTGCTCCAGATCCTCTAGAAAGTCTAATAGTTGGTTGTCTGTTGTGATTTAAAATCTCAGGGGATCCATAATTAGAACCACCAGACTCTAAATGTATTGATGAAATTTCACCCCTAAAGACTGGTTGAATCTGTGCCTTAAATTGAACAGAACCTCCAACATTTCCAATTACTTCTACAGATATTTCTGGATAATTAAAAATATGAACTCCAGAACCGACAGAGGTAAAATCTATAAACTGTTTAGTATTATAGAAGAAGTCTTTTGATCTAGATCCGGATCCAATTTGCGATAACTTAAAACTATCATCATTAATCACTGTTACGTAATACTCATTATTATTTGTAAGACCTCCAATTTCAGTTCCATCAGTGGAGTATTTTACAATCTCTCCATTTTTAAAGTCGTGATTCTGGATATTAATTTGATTAATTGATATGTTAATACCGGATACGTTACTAGTGGCAGTTCTCTTCTTATTTTCATAACCAGATCCAAAATTTTCAATATTTACGGATCCAAGTACTGATTTTTTATTAAATGATCTAAGTGAATGATTCCCACTTCCAAAAGAAGTAAATTGAACTGTGTTAATTCCGGAAACAGCATCACTTAGAGTTTTGTGAATTTTAAGATCAGTTGGAGACTGAACTGAAACATAGTATGAGGAGTCTGTAGAAAGACCTCCAACACCTCTCTCATTATTAGTAATATAGATTACCCTCTCAGCATTTCTAAATTTGTGGTAAGTGCTAAATCCAATAGTGCTGTTTGCTAATGAAATTTGAGCGGAATTAATTTCAGAACTAAAAGTTGATTCGTGGTCAACTAATTTCATATTTGCATATGCTTTTGCCCCAACTCCATTTCCTCCAGTTATTTTGATTACTGGCACTTCATCATAATCAAATCCGGGATCAACG